CACTTGGGTCATGTCTGACACGCCAGTAATGAACACCTTATCCCCGGTGACAAACCCGTGGCCTATTGCTGTGACCACGGCAGGGTTCGCCCGTGTTATGGCAGAGATTGGGAAGGCGGCAGTCTTGCCCAGGCCCATCGCTTCCCCGGACGCATCCATAACGTAATACACGTTGTCGTTGAGTTCCGTCATGCCCTCCACATAACGGATCAGGACGGTATCCCCCGTAGAAGCACCATGATCGCCAAAGGTCGTAACGGTGACTGGCATCGTCTGGTTCACTGCGGCTATGGATTTGCGGTTATCCAAGGTGAGTGCGGCATCCAAATAGAAGGCATCCTCGATATTGTCTGTAGTCCGAAATGGCTCCTTCATTATCTCAACGCTTCTTGAGATGACACCGTTGACCAGCCGCTTCGCAACCACCCACAGTTGATCCTCGTTCTCTTCGCGTATGACACCAATGGATTCAGCTACCGTCTGGTCGCCATACAGCGAGCCTCCAAGGATGTGTTGATGCCAGGCAAACACCTTCTCCGGCCTCTCATACGTCATGCCAAGCAGGGTTCCGGTCGTGGTTGTCCCCCAGATGATGCTCTCTCGCTCCTGCTGATATGACAAGCTCGTAAACCTGTCCTCGGTGAGGTGGTCGGAAAGGATGGAAAGGTCTAGCCCCTGGTATCTGTCGCTCTCGAACGAGTAGCCCATCTCCCGAATACGCCTACCTGCCGACTGAACGAACAGGACACGATCTGCAACCTGAAGGGCTTGGATTCCCTCTGGCGACCCGAAGTTACCATGCCTGGCAACAGCGAAGTTGGTCGGCGTGATAGGCTTGAATAGACCGTCTGCCATCCCCACAAACTCACCACCATCAGTAAGGATCAGGACACCCCTCACCTCACTCTTGATGTTGCGGATGGTGTTTACCCGGTTATCAGAGATGGTGAAGTTGAGGCCATCTGTGTCTGCGGTAGTCGATGTATCGTCAGGGCTGTTTGGCCTGAAGTTGGCAAAGTCGTTGGTGGCTGATGCCCAAAGCGTCTGCGGCGACTTAGTTGAGCCGCCGAACCATACCCTGTTCTGATGAAAGCTGACCGAGCGAGGCCAGCCCGTTGTATCGCTCCACGACCCGATCCTCCATGTGCTTACAGCCGTAGTGGTTTGGAAGTCGGCAACGACCTCTATAATCAGATCATGTGTCGGCAGTGTGGTTGTTGATTCGGTGATTGAGATTATCTTCCCATATCCCCGATGTATCTTGTCGTCGCTTCCCGCCTGCTCCAGTGCGACAAGCCTGCCAACATCTGTTGATGCAAATATGCCAACGGATGCGCGGATTGTTACTTCACCGGAGGCGACAACCAGGGGTTTGATGGTTTTATCTTCATCGGTGTTCAGATCCTCATACGGCCCATCCTTGAAGTCGTATGGAGTCCACTTCCAGTTTGCCGCTAGGTCATCGCTGCCAGCAAGTCGTTGCAGCTCATGTGGTGGGTAGTCGGGGTGGACAATGAACAGGACATCTGCCGATTGAGCGAAGTTCAGCTTTGCAAGATCATCCTCTGTGTACGATGCCGTACTGGCCGATGTATCAACCTCCATTGGATTCGACGTACCCGATTCCAAGAGTTGCCCACTGTCGCGGTATACACGGATATAGCCAGCACCGAACTCCAGCATGTAGGTCTGGGTTGTGCTGTATTGGAATGGGACGAGTCGGACTTTGCCATCACTCTTGGTGGTCGTGATGTGCTTTGTTCCCATCCTCTTCGTAACCCCACCGTGCTTGAGGACGGTGAAGTTCCTGATGGTCGCAGCACCATTCTGATACTTGTCAAGGTCTGTTCGACCAAGCAACCTGGGTGACAACTCTCCCGCCGTGAAGTTGGTCTGTATTACAGATTGTGCTGGCATGGGATTACGATGAAATCTTACGGTACGGTTCCGCACTCACGCGGGACTCTATAAACTCCATCGGCTCTAACTCGACTACGCTCTTCTCAACGGCATCAATATACTTCGCCTCGGCCATTACGTCGCGGTAGAGCTGTTCCATCCCCTGCGCCTTCTGTGCATCCCCGGTCAACGTCACAGCGACATCAGCAGCCAGGCGGTAGGCGTAGGCATAGATGAATGACGAATCAAACAGGTTGGGGTCAGTCACCTGTTTTACATACACGATCTTTGACGTACTTGCATCCGTAATCAGGTTGCCGCCCTCTACCCGGTAGTCCGTTCCCAGGGCTTCCATGCGGATCATCCTGATGAAGTCGCCGGGAAGGGCGAAGGACTTGCCCCACCCGAACAGTGGATCGGTGGCGTTCTGCGTCAGCTCGGCGCGGCTCATGGCAAAGTTCCAGCGGTGTTCACGCAGGAGGCCGTCGCGTACATGCTCATAGACTGCGTTGATCGCCCTAGCCCGTGCGTTCTCCTCAGTAAGCAGGTTGATCGTGTCTTGTCCGAGCTTGACAAGGGCGAGGTTTGCTATGGATACATAGGTCGTTGCCATTGTGTTTCCCTAAGTATTTACGGCCTCGTATCTAGCACTTCTGTGTACCTGATTACATAACCAATGGTTCCAGCCTGTGCCGTCGCCGCCTTTACATTTATCGTCATACATAGGTGGTAGCCGCCAAGTGGTGCGTTGGCTGCGGTGTCCCCAACGAGGGTGTAAAGGGGCTTTGAGCATGTATCCAAGTTACGAGCCGCATATCTCAACTCTGTACCCGCTGTTACTTCACCCTGTAGAACCGCTGAACTAGCAGCGAACAGGTCCAAATCTTTGGCTGCGCCTGTGTTGGAAGGAAGTTCCGCTGTATTCCCACCAGTAAAGTTCGTCTTTGTCATCTTGGAATCAGCGGCAGACTTGGTGACCGTTGTGTTGCCTGCTGTACCGAGTGTTGCCTGCTCCAGCGATAGTTTCCCGATGAGCCTTGTGACGGTTATGGTTGCCGCGTGCGCGTTCCCGCCCGTGTGGTTGATTGCTGTCCTCAACTCATCTGCCAGGCCCGCCGCTGTAGATTCGCCAGATACCTGCACAACACAACTACCGCCATCTAGGTCGCCAGTAGACTTGCCACCACCATTCATAAACTTGTATGTTTTCGACAGAGCTGCGGTATTTATCAGCGTAACTGTCTCGGTGTCAACAGCAGCCGCAGTGGTGCTAATGATGTCTATGTCTGCCGTCGCCTTGCTGGACGGAATGTATAGCCCCAGATCAAATGTCAGTGTCTCGGTACTGTGTGAATCCAGCTTGTCGTTGAACAAAACGATGGATTCTATAATGGCTGAGGCGGGCAGCGCACAGAGAGTAATGAGATCCCCTGCCTGGAGCGAGGTTACAGGAACCTCTATGTTACCGGCGGCGACTTGACCAGTGCCTCCAACATAAGAAACTGGAGCAGTGGTCGTTTCACTTGCTATGAATTTCATCCAGTCTGTTTTTAGCTTCGCCATTTGGCCTTACCTCCTATGAATAAGGGGCGATCCCGCCCAACAGACGGGCAGGATGCCCCTATTCTGGGCATGAGTGGATGTCTGGTCAGTCAATCGTGTACTGGACAACGAATCCGACTGTCCCCGCAGCAGAACACACAGTCTCGACCGTCAGGCAGAGGTCGTACATAACCTGTGGGTCCGCGGTGAGCGGAGTCGCCAGGCATTCGTACAACTTCTTGCCGATAGACGCAAGCGCAGCAGCAGAGGCTACTTGGGCGCGGAGTTCCGAGCCGTTTGTAACCTGCCCACTGATGTCGAAGTTATCAGCAAAGATTGTTGCGTCAGTGGCGGTGGTCCCACCTTCCGCATAGAGGCCACAATCCACGGTTCCTGAACCGCCAAGGTCATCCGACCAAATCTTGATGCTGTAGACAACCGCGTGTGCGGGGAGTCTACAAAGCCGAATGATATCCCCATCAGCGTCGATGTCAGCAGACGCTACCTCGAACGCATCAGCCATAATCCGCATCCGACCGCCAGCCTTGGCGACAGAGTTCAGAACAGGTGGTGTTGCGTCTGTATTTGTAATCAGATTGGAACTTGTTTCTGCCATTTCATTATTCTCCGAAGCCGAAGCCGTTAGGTGGGGGGTTCACCCTCCGTGTTGCTTCGTGAACTTTCTAAAAACCCCCTAGACTAAACCTCGATTTAGAGGTCATCATCAACCTGGAACTTCACGACCTTCTCTTCTTCAAGCCGTGTAGCACCAATACTCATTGAGTAATAAACATACGTTGAGAAGGCTTTGTCAGGACGCTCAGAAATGCGCGCCTTGATGTCAGCACCAATGCCAAGCTCAAGTCCCGAGGGAACCCAGGCAAAGCAGTCTCGGACGTTACTGCCGTCTGCCGTGAGGCGGTTCGAGATAATGAACTTGAATCCCATGAAGTAATCAACGTCACCATCGACCAATGCCTTGACGGTGTTGTAGTCAGCACTCGTCATATTGGTGTCAGCAAGCAGCTTTGTAATCTGCTTTGGACTGGTTACGAGGTAACGATCCTCTTCTGGGTCAATGTCATTCAACTGGAACTTTTCATTGATTGTACGCAGGACATCCAGAGTCAGGTTGACCATCGGTGATGGTGTAACAATCTGACTGGATGGGAGGGCTGTTGATGTTCCCCCAGCAACGCCAGTGCTGGCAGTCCCGCCAAGTGCCGAGATGATGACATCATCAATCGTTCGGCCCATAGCGAATGCTGCGGACTGTGCGTAAGAGCTGGTCGGATCAATCAACATGCGAACCTTGTCGGCATCATCCACCAGGTCGCCCCATTCGTAGTCGGTCAAACTGAGCCGTCTACGGGCATGTGGGGTATCGACCAGAGGTGAGTCACCGTGGCGGCTCGTTCGTTCGACAGCAGCAGTAGCACCGATCTGTTCCGTAAACTTGTTCTTTCCTACCACAGCCGAATCGACCGTGACGGAATTGCGGAGCCTGGAGCCTTTCTGCTGCACAAGGAGAGCAACATTGTTTTTAT